ATGATGAGCCTGGTATAAAGGCTGCTCAAAGATATCAGGACAAGTATAATATTCCACATGTAATACTTGACATGTCTAAGGATTTATCAGACTCTGTCAGAGATCATGGTATTGAAGCTGTGAGAGATAAATTATTATCTTTACTAAAACAAACAGTATGAGTTGGTTATACAAAGGTGAAGTATTTAATGACAGCAAAATTCCAGATGGTGCTGTAGGTTTCATTTATGAAATGGAAGCAATCATTGATGGTAAAGCAGTCCGTTATATTGGTAAAAAGAATTTTCATTCTGTAGTTAAAAAGAAACTTGGAAAGAAAGCTATTGCTGCAATGACAGATAAAAGGGCATCTAAATACACTTTTGTTACTAAAACTAACTATGAAAACTATTACAGTAGTAATCAAGTGCTACAAGATGCACACAAAGCAGGGATTCCTATAAAGAGATTTATGGTCAGGATATGTTTCTCAAAGACTGAGTTGACATATCATGAGACTAAATTTCAATTTGTAAGAGAAGTGCTTGAAAAAGAAGAATATCTAAATGCCAATATCCTTGGCAGGTTTTACAAAATCAAATAGTATGAAAGAAATGGATATGATTGGAACCCTTGTTAGATTAGCTGACTTGGGAGTAACTGGTATTAAAGTAACTTATGAAGGCTCTGGTGATTCAGGTGCAATTGAAAGTGTAGTTTATACTGCAGAAAAATTGAGAGAGAATGAAGAAGATGCATTTGAAGATTTAAATGACCTTGATGTGTGGGGAACAGATATACTGAATCTTAGTACACTAGATTCGGGTCTTGAATCAGATATTGCACATTTTGTTGAAGAACAATTACTCAATGATATTGAGGATTGGTGGAATAATGATGGTGGTTATGGTACAGTATGTATTCTTGTACCATCAGGTAAGTATAAAATTGTAAATGATATTAGAGTTACTGAAATAGAAACTTTTTATCATGAAGGTACTTTAATCCAAAAGACATTGTAATGGCACATCCTTATCAACATGCTGTATCTTCAGCTAGAAAGTTTGGAGGAGCTCCAGTAGATTATTTATATATACACCAGTGGTTTGATGAAACCAAAGCATGGGTAGGTCATTCTAAACACAGAATGTTCCGTCACCATAGTGAGGGAATATTTGAATGTGAGCAAAGATTTGGTATATCATTTACTAACTCTGATGGCAAAACTGTATACACAAGATATGTTGGTGAACAACATGTCAAAGAAGATTGCAATGGATATATTCCAAGTGCAAAAGAGTGGGTGGACATGATTGCATCCGGTGAATTAAAAGAATGGGCTATTAAGACCTTAAAAATTGAAGACTAATGGAAATTCTAAAGGGAATATTATACTGTATGATTGGTATAACTGGATTAGTGGTTTTGTTAATAGCAATGTATTTATTTTGGTTTGAAACTATACCACAGTTTTTAAGAATGATTAAAAAGAGAAGATAATGACAAGAGATGAATTAAAAAATCTGATTAACATGTTTCAGTCAAGTGATGCTGAGAATCATGTAGTTGCATTTCATGTAATTGAGAACAGTACACTTGATGACAATGAACTAGTATTATTGTATAAATTTTCGGGACAACCATTTGCACAATGGAAGAAAGAGATCCCAAAGACTGCAGGAAGAATCAATAATGTAATTGGTGATGAAGCCATAGCATTATCATCTGCACGTGTGCTTGGTATTATTACTAATAATAAAGCAGCCAAGCATGTAATAGAAACATTCCTGGAGTTTTTTATCCGGGATTTGACCAGTATGTTAGGAAGCATAGGGTACCCAATGGACAAAGTAGACATCAATGTAAAAATAAGAGATGATGGACAAAGCACAGAGTCTTAGTAAGATAAGTAAAGAATTAATGTTGAAAGAGCCCTATTACGGGTTCTTTCTCATTATGTTGAATAAAGTTTGGAGAAAAGATCTCCCAACTGCAGGAGTAAGCAAACAGAATATTAATTATCAATTAGCCATTAATGAAGAATTCTGGACTGGTCTAAGTGATATGCACAAGATGGGCTTACTGAAACATGAATTGCTCCATATTGCATTTGGTCACCTTGTAAGTTTTAGTTCTTTTAGTAACAAAAAGCTTGCAAATGTTGCTATGGATATGGAAATTAATCAGTATATTGAAGACTCTTGGCTGCCAGAAGGGGGTATCAGAATTGAAGATTATGAAGATCTCAGACTAGATAAAAAGGCTGGTTGTAGATATTACTATGACCAGCTTCTCCGTCTTCAAGATGAGAAGGATAAGAATGGTACCACAGGTAATGATGCCATGGATAAGCTTCTTGATAATGTAGCTAGCGGAGATATTCCAGATCATAGCACATGGGAGGAGTTTGATGATATGACTGATGCTGAGAAAAAGCTAATTGAAAAGCAGGTTCAGAAAATTCTACAAGATGCAAAAGAACAGACTGTAAAGAAACGTGGTAATGTACCAGGTGAGATTGAGGGTCTAATTGTAGTTGAGGAGTTTACTGCACCTAAGTTTGATTGGAAAGGTTATCTCAGAAGATTTACAGGAGTAAGTACTAAAGTATTTACTAAGAAGATCAGAAGAAAAGAAAACCGTAGATATGAAGATAATCCAGGTCTGAAGATTAAGATGCGTCAGCACATGTTGCTTGCTATTGATACTTCAGGTTCAGTAAGTGATACAGAACTTGCTGAGTTTATGAATGAGATTCATCATATCCACAAGGCAGGAGTAGATATTACTGTAGTACAGTGTGATACTTCTATCAGATCTATTGAGCCTTATAAAGGCAAGAATGAAATCAGTGTATTAGGAAGAGGTGGGACTGAATTTGATCCCGTCCTAGATTATTACAATGCAAACCTAAAGAAATATACAAGCTTGGTATATTTCACTGATGGTGAATGTTATACATCTGTAAAACCAAAGAGCAAAGTCTTATGGGTTTTGTCAGAAAGATCAAGCATGAATGAGGACCTACCAGGTCAAGTGATTAAATTAGAATTATAAAAACAAACATTATGAACACAGTACAATTGAATGCAGAAGAGTTAAAAGGTTTTATCAAGCACATGGTAACAAACAATCAGCACATCCAAGCTCAGGGTAAAGTTCCCGTAGCTGTCAATATTGAGGGTGATGCTGGTCTTGGTAAGACTTCAACTATTTTACAATTGGGTAAAGAGTTAGGAATGGATGTTGTAAAACTTAATCTATCTCAGATTGAGGAGTTAGGTGACCTTGTTGGTTTTCCTGTTAAAGAATTTCTTGTTAGAAACCAAGAAGGTAAACAAAGATGGATTACTGAAGCACAAGTAAGTGGTGCTCTCAGATCAGGTTATACTGTAGCTGATAAGCGTATGTCTCATGCTGCTCCAGAGTGGATTCAGGGCAAAGGTGAGGGTGGTTTCCTAATCTTGGATGACTATACTCGTGCTGACCACAGATTTATGCAAGCTACTATGGAGATTCTTGACCGTCAAGAGTATGTATCATGGAAGCTTCCTAAGAACTGGCATGTTATCTTGACTTCAAATCCAGACAATGGTGACTATAATGTTACTAGTCTTGACGTAGCTCAGAAGACCAGATTTATTTCTGTTGAGATGAAGTATGATGCTAATGTATGGGCCAAGTGGGCAGAGAGTGCAGGTATTGATGGTAGATGTATTAACTTCATGTTGATGCACCCAGAGCTTGTAACTCAACGTGTGAATCCAAGATCTATCACTACATTCTTCAATGCTATTAGTTCTATTCCTAAGTTTGAAGAACAGTTACCACTAATCCAAATGATTGGTGAGGGTTCTGTAGGTGCAGACTTCTCTAGTATGTTTACTATGTTTATTAATAATAAACTAGATAAGATTATTTCTCCTGAAGATATCCTCACTAAGGATGAAGCATATGTAAAAGGTGCTATTGTAGCTTCAGTAGGACAAGGTGATGATTTCCGTGCGGACTTATCTAGTGTCATTGCAACACGTGTTATTAACTATGCACTTACTGTTGCTGACAAAGGTGGAGTTCCACAAGCTATGATTGACAGATTGGCTAAACTAACTACAGAGTTTGATGGCTTTACAAATGACTTGAGATACTATATGGTCAAAGAGATTGTAAATGGTAACAAGGTTAAGTTTGCGAAGCTTATGCAAGATACTAATGTAGTTAAGATGGCAATTCAGTAATAACTAAGGGGGTGTAACAGCCCCCTTTATTTTATAATTATGACAAGAGCAGTATTTTTTGATAGAGAAGATGGAGTATTCAATGTAAATATAAGATATGTACTTGAAGACTCTTCAAAATTTGAATTATTTAATGTAAGTAAAGGTTATACTCCTAAACAAGGAGATACAATTTATCTTATGCCGGGTGTTAATATCCCAAGAGCAAAACTAAAAGACCTAGCCCTTAATCAAGGAATTAGAGTAGTAAGAGATTCTGATAATGCAAATGTAATAATTACAGGTAAAGCTACTGCAGGTAAACTATTAAACGGTAGTTGGTATTATACAGCACCTATTGCTAAGATTGAAGAATACCTTAATAAAATAGATGTAGATGATTATTATAAAGATAATCTACGTACAGCTATGCAATCTTCAGAATCAGAAAATGTATATTTTAATTATAGTACTAAGGTTAGTATAAGTAGTCATGTAACTACTAGTGTATTTACTGGAGCTTCTCATCACTATTATCATATAGATGATGAGTGGAAAGAACTAATTGAAGAATGTCAGAACAAAGTAGTTTATGATGAGTCTGAGCTGCTTGCTATGATTAATGGTGATGATGCTGTAACAATTACTAATGAGGTATATACTCAGTTGCGTGAGATGTTTAAGAGCTCAGACAAAGACAATCATATCATGGCAATGGAGATTATGGCAAACTCTAACTATGTAGAGAGTGCACTATATCTGCTCATGCTACTTGAAGAATATGGTCATAGGATTGCAGACTGTAATACTAAGAACCACATTAACTTTAAGTCTATGGTTAGTTACTTTGGTCTTAGAGTTAGAGATGTAGATTGTTTAGATCCAGATGATGTTTCTAAGAAATTAGTTTCACTTCATCTTCTTACTACAGATTGGTTAAATATTCTTTTAAAATCTAGACTAGATTGGTTTATTACAAACATTGCTAGAAGTTCTACTTTTAGTGTAGCAAGTATTGTTCCTACACCAGATGTTGCAGAAGTAATTCAGTCTGAATATAGAGCAGAGATTAGCTTTGATGATAAGAATCCAGTTTTAGAATTTGCTATTGGTGTTAATGAAGTTCCTGAGAAAGTAGAAGAAGTACATCAGGATGATTTAAGTGCACCAGTTCTAGAAGAATCTAATGAGTTACCTCCACCACCTGAAGAAATTATTCTTGAGGAAATATTACCTGTATCAAATAACAATCAAATAGAAGAAACTAATGAGTCCACTGGTATTGACTGGTTCTGATGAACTAGAATTATTTTACAAGAAACCATTCTGGTTTAGCTACAGTAGCATTAATAAGTTATTGTTTTCACCTAGAATGTTTTACAGTCATTATGTTTTGAATCAGAGAGAAGATAGTACGGACGCGCACCTGGTAGCAGGGCGCGTTCTACACTGTCTCTTATTTGAGCCAGACAGTTATGACAAGCAATTTATTAGCATGCCCGGCAAATATCCTACGGATAGCCAGAGAAAGATTATTGATAATATTTTCAAGTACCATTGTACTGTTGGAAATGATTCATTATCTTTGAATGATTACTCTCAAGAAATACTCTCAGAATTAGTTACAGCAAATCTTTACCAGTCTCTTAAAACAGATGCTCAAAGACTAGATAAAGTTCTCACAGAAGAAAATAAATCCTACTTTGATTTCTTAAAAGAAAGTCTTGATAAGACTATAGTAGATGAGGTTACTTTGAACAACTGCAAAGAATCTCTCATAGAACTAAAGTCTAATCAAGCAGTAAGATCTCTTTTACAATTGGATAAAACTCCTAATGATGTTCACATAAAAACATTTAGTGAGCATATGATTAGTATTAATCAGGAGCATTTACCATTTGGCTATAAGGGTATCTTAGATAATGTGGTAATGGATTATGATACCAAGACCTTATTTATCAATGACTTGAAGACCACAGGTAAAGATATTGCATCTTTTCCAGAGTCTGTAGGCTATTATAAGTATTGGATTCAGGCTGCCATTTATCACAAGCTTGCCTGGGAGAACTTTATTAAACCACTTCCAGATGCTGTTGAATGGAATATAGTAATTACATTCATAGTAATTGATAAGTACAACCAAGTGTATCCTTACCAGGTAAGCAAAGAAACATTAGAAATGTGGTTAGCTGACTTTGAAGACATAGAGGATAAACTAAGATATCACTATGAGAACAAGGAATATAGACTACCATATGAACTAGCTTTAGGTAATGTAACACTGTAATTATGGTAATTAATTCAATCTATAGGAAATACTTTCAGAAGTCTAAGATATTTTTATATCCGCTCTTAGACATTAAAAGGGGTACAAGTGTTGTGCCAGAAGACACCTATGTGGCATGGGATGACAAGTATACCCCTGAGGATATGAAGCTTGTATGTGTGTATCATCACAGAACTGATAAAGAGTATCAGGACTTTGAAAAACAGGTGCTGATGAAGCATAACAGGCTGTTTGAATACGTTAAGGGAGACAAAGAGAAGAGTATCTTTGTATTTGACTTCTCTGATAAACAAGATGATTGGCAGAAGTTTCTAGATGGTAAGTATAGTAAACTATCAAAGGAGTCTAGAGATAAAGTTATAAACTTCTTTGAGAAGTATAGTGGCAACTATATTTATATCTATAGTTATCTTAATCCGGAACTATGGTTTGAAAGATATGCAGAGCTATTAGATGTAGATAAAAGTGAGTTAGAAAGAGTGGGAGAGCTATGCAGTAAACCAGATCTAGACAAAGAAAGATTAATTTTTATTGTTGCAGATTTGGAAAACATAGAAATTCTAGATTAATTTGTATAAAAATAACCAACATGGAAAAAAGTATGATGCTTATAAGTTCAGAATGGAACGGTAAAGCAAGTTTTAGAACAGTCCCTATGACTGTAGATTGCCCTTATGTAGAATGTATCTTTGACCCGGAAAGCAAAGTATTTGTAATTATCTCTAAGACAAAGAGAAATACATTACAGATGCTACCTAAACTTGATGAGTATGGAGTACCTGTTACAGGGACAAAAGGAAACAAACAAGAAAGACATAAACTTGAAGTATTCCAGGAATACTATATCTCTGATGCAGAATCCATCAAAAGTTTTATTGGAGCTATTGCAGTTAATCCAGATTTTGACTATCTTAGTATCATGAATGCATAGCATTTAGAGAGAAACAGCAAGAGAAAGGTGGCAGTAGCTGCCTTTTTTTATGCACAAAGAGGGGGGACAGCTCAACTGAACAATCTTATTATGATAACTTATAAAGTAAGTAAAAGTCTTACTCTAGACTGGCATGCTAGATGTGATTCTAGATACGGTTGCTTTGATACAAAGTGTAGAAAGGTTACAGTAAAAACAAAATTAAAATGCGCATGCTGTAGGGGATTTCATACTGAAGTCCATTACTTGTGCGGTAAGCATGTAGAAGACCCAATTAAGTTTCTTCCACTTAATATTTTTCTTGAAGTAAGAAGATCTGATTTATTAGATCCAATAGGTAAATTGTTTTGATATGGGAGATGCTGAACAACGTAGAGGGTTATGTCATGTTTGTTTTGAACAGAATAATCTGGTTAAAACTTACTTTCACTTTCCAATTGCATGTGAATGTTGTGGACCTACACATTTTTCAATAGTCTATCATTGTATCACATGTACACCAAGAGCTCCAAGAGTTACTGAATTACAAGTAGCTACAGCAAAGTTACTTGATCCAATTCATGCAGGTTTATTTAAAAAAGTAACAGATGAGTAGAACACATTGGGTAATGGACTATGAAACTCTTAGTAATTGTTTCATAGGTGTATTTGAGGGTATCAAATCAGAAGATCAAGAAATATTTGTAGTTCATGAAAGTAGAAATGATATCAGGGAGCTAGTAGAGTTCCTTGATAGGAATATCTATTATGAAGAGTGGCATGTTAGTTTTAATGGTCTTGGGTTTGACAGTCAGATTACAGAAAGTATTATTAGAAATAAGGAGTGGTTAATTGAACAGAGTCCTGAAAAGATTGCCAAGTTTATTTATGGTAAAGCACAGGATGTTATCTACAAACAGAACAATGGAGAGTTCTTAGAGTACTCTCCACGGGATCTTAGTATTAGACAGCTTGATGTGTTCAAACTAAACCACTGGGATAATAATGCCAAGAGAAGTTCTCTTAAATGGATTCAGTATACAATGGATTGGACTAATATTATTGATATGCCCATCCGTCATACTGAGCACATTGTAGAGGAACAGATACCGGAGATTATCAGATATTGTATTAATGATGTGAAGTCTACTAAACAGATCATGAATCTAAGTAAGAGTCAGATTGAGTTGAGAAGAACACTAACAGAAGAATATGGTATTGATTTGTATTCTGCATCTGAGCCAAGAATTTCTAAGGAACTATTCTTATTATTCTTAAGTCAGAAGACTGGTATAAAGAAGTGGGATCTTAAACAGATGCGCACACATAGAGCCCGGATTACAGTAAAGAATATTATTCTACCCTACATTGAATTCAAGACAGCTACATTTCAGAACTTACTAAAGAAGTTTCAGGAAGTAGTTATCTATCCAGGAGAGACTAAGGGTGGATTTAAATATTCTGTACAGTACAAGGGTGTCAAGACTGATTATGGTCTAGGTGGTATTCATGGTGCTAGGTCTACAAAGGTCTATGAGTCTAATGAGGACATGGTAATAATGACGTCTGACGTTACTAGTTTCTATCCTAACTTAGCTATTAGAAATAAGTGGGCACCAGCACATCTAGAACAAGATGATTTCTGTGATTTGTATGAGTGGTTCTTTGAAGAAAGGAAGAAGATTCCCAAGAAAGATCCTAAGAACTATGTGTACAAGATTATTCTAAACTCAACCTATGGTCTGAGTAATGATGAGAATAGTTTTCTGTATGATCCTGAGTTTACTATGAGGATTACTATTAATGGTCAGCTTAGTCTGAGCATGTTGTATGAGATGATTTGTGAAGAGATTCCCAATGCAGTACCTCTAATGCAAAATACAGATGGTCTTGAGACATTGATCCCAAGAGA